GATATGGTGAACCCCCGAGTAACGCCGAATGCCCGCAATCGTGTTCCGCGTTTCAAAAGTGCAAACCCAGCATCCGTCGTAATGCATCTGAGCGCATCAACGACGGATATTTCAACGGCCTGCTAGATGCAAAACCTATGTTAGCCAACCCGGCGAGGCCGTTAAGATTATAGTTACATTGACCGACTGAAACACCGGGTGAGAACGTACTAGAAACAGTGTTGCGCATAACTAATGCGCCAGAGTCGAATACCTGTAGGTTCCACGCGTTGTTGGCTTGATTTATGAAGCCGACAAAACCGCTAGGGTCGGCACCCATAAACGCCGTGTACGTCGTATTTACGGATGCTACTGCCAGACGGGCACCGAGAGCTAGAGAGGGCCAACCAGTAAAAGACGGACTTACCGTTGACGCTGGCGTAGGGAGGTTGCCGGTATCCCAAGGCGTCTTAGACGCGAACGTGGGACGCACCGTGAACGTCGCGGCTCCTGTCACACCAAGCGTTCCCGCTACGGTTTCGTTTCCGTTGACCGTACAGTTTCCGTTTACAACCTCGTTGTCCGAGTTGGTCCGTCCGCGCATGAGGACAGTCCATGCATGCACGCCATCGGTGTCCATTAACGCGCTTTCGCCAGCGTTCAACTTCGACAGGGCAACCGTATCACCCGAACTTGCGGTGATGGCAAGCGTGACTACCGTCGTGCCGGTGTTGCGCAACAGGATGACACTGTCGGCAGTGCACGTAGACGCAGCTGGCAAATTGATCGTGCCGGCCGCCGTCAGTGCGATGTTGACGCGCTTCCCGAGGTGCGCCGCCGCAGTTAATGCCTGGGCTGCGGTGATCGTCGCGCCGGAGGTCGTGAGCGCTGCTTGCGCATTCAGCACGTCGACGTTCGAATTGATCCTCACATTCGCCGCGCGCACGGTGTCGCCATCAACGGCGGTCGGCGGAGTGCCGAGGCTAATTTTCTGGAGTGATGTCATGGAGCTCAGGGAGCGAAGGTTTGATCGAACGTCGCGGTGATCGTATAGACGTTGCCGTCTTTCGTCGGCTCGGAATACGTTTCACAGGTGAAAAGCGATTGCGGCCGTAGCAGCGGAGTCCAGTAAAACGCCTCCGCGCCGGCCCGGGCGTCGAGGAATGCAAAAATCGCCGCGATTTTTGCCGCGTCACCGATGAATGTCAGGCTGTACGACGATGAGCGGTTATTGAGTCCATCAGCCGCGCGCTGTGCATATCCGTCGCCGAACTGGGCCTTGCGCACCTTGAGCGTCGCAGTGCCCGACAGCCCGGAGAGGGCGGGCACCCACGTGAATGTTTGCGTCGCCATGTCACACCGCCCCGTACTTCTGCTGCCAGGCGTATCCGCCCTGCCCCTTCATCTTGGCGGCAATACGCGCGTCGACAAGGGTTTTAAGCTGGCCCTGCAGGAATTTAGCGTCTGCCTCGGTGAGGCCGCCGGCGTTGTCGCCCGTCTGGACAGTCAGGCTGACCGTTGCGCCGTCGCGCGATGCGATCGAATTAGCGGCCGCAGCGCCAACGTATCCGCCGGTCGCGAACCTCGCGGCGCCACGCACTGCCGCGCCCGAGTTTGCTGCGTCCAGATTTCCCACCCCGATGCGTCGAACAGCGCCCGCATTCAGAACGTATTCACCATTCGACAGCCACGCGGGAATTGAGTCGGACGTCGACGAGCCGGGCCCGGTGACGTGGCCGCCTTCCGCGAGGTGGAATCCATACGAGTTCGCACCCGTGGCCGTGCTCGTGCCGCCGGAGAAGTAAGACGTGACCGCCGAAGCGGCCGCGCTAATCAGTCCAGATATGGCAGCGCGCGCCTGAATACGTGCGATGTCGGCAATCACGCTCTTCGCGAGATCTCCAAAATTTAGCTTGCCGGTAGTTACAAACGAGGCGAAAGCGTCTTCCATCCCCCGGAAAGCATCCTGAAATGTCGATGCCGTTGATGCCGCGACATTGGCCGCGCTGTCAGCATAGTCTGCGATCGCACGCTTCGCGCCAGTCGTCCAATCGGCATTAGCAGCGCGGATGTCTGCTGACGATTTCACTGCGATGGCGACGGACTTGTCGTAATAGTCCTGGGTCGCCACCAGTTCATCGGCGTATTGCTCGGCACCGATTTTGTTCTGCGTGCGCTGCTTGGCGAGATCCGCCACCTTGCGATCGTAGTCCTGCCGGATCGCAATCTGCCTGTCAAAATCCGCGCGCGCGTCGCCGCCCATGCTCAGCCCCGCAAGCGTCTGGTCGGCTGCCGACTGCTGCGTGTCCAGTTGCTTTTGCAGTGCGTCGGTGTATACCTTCAGGTCTGAAGCGCGCTTCGCCGCCAACTTCGCTGCGTCGTCCGTGAACTGCTGATCGTTCGCCGCGATCTTGTCCTGCGTCGCCTTCACTTCGCCGGCGTACTTCTCCATCGCCGCCTTTTGCTTTTTGCCTTGGGCAATCACCACCTGCTGCTGCTCGATCTTCAGTTCCTGATCGAGCGCCGCGGCGCGCGCTTCGTGCAACTGCTTCAGCCCATCTTCCTGCGTGATTAACCCCTGCTCCTGCAGGCTCTTGATGTGGTCGAGCGAAGCCTTCAGTTTCGTCTCGATGTCCTTCTGCTGCTGGTCGAGCGCGGCAAGCTGGCCACTGATCGCATTCTGCGCGGCAGCCGCCGCAGCGCTGGCTGCCGCCTTCGAACCGTTGCGGCTCTCGTACTGCTTTTCGATCTGCACGAGGTTATCAGCGTGCCGCTTCGTTGCTGCTTCATAGTCAGACGACGTTTTATCGACGTCTTTGATCGCGGCTGCGTAAGCTGCGTTTTCTTGCTTGATCGCTAATGTGCGCTGCTCGAGCGGCGTCGCGTATTTCGAATCGTTGACGTACTTGTTGACTGCGACGGCTGCGTCGCCGCCGGCTGCACGCTGCTCAGCGGCCCGCTGCGACTTGAACTGAACCGCCTGCTGATCGCGCAAAACATTGAGCCTCTCTGTCTCGACCGCGAGTTGCTGCTTTGCCTGATCAAGACTGAAAGAGGATGCTCCCTGCAACTGAGTGACCGCACGCTGCGCAGCCTCGACGCGCGCAAGCTGGTCGCCAACCTGCTTGGTGATGCCGTCCGGAACGCCGATGTTCATGATCATGTTCTTGTACATGGTCACGACTTCGACGATGTCTCGCCAGCCCTGCACGATGAATCCTGTTTGCGTCTTCGCCGACGTGGCCACCTGCTCGTGAGCACTGATCAGGTCGAGCATGATGACCTTTTGCGCCGACGCCGCGTCGCCCGCGCGCACGAAGCCCTCGATCTCATCGACTTGGGCGGCAGAGAACGTGTGATGCTGCTCCTGATAAGCAGCCAGCCAGTCCAGTATGTTGTCGTGGAGCTTGACCAGCGATTCCACGGCCTTGTCGGCACTGATGCCAGTGTCTTCGCTCATCGCGACCGCAGCGCGGCCGGCAAGCGCCAGATCGTCGCCAGCAAAGCGTCCAGTGTCGGCCAGCGCGGCGAGCGTCTCGCGCGCAGAAGACAGAGACGTCTTCGTGTCCGCAAGCGTGTTCGAGATCGCAATCAGCTGCTCAGCCGACAAGCCGAGTGCGCCGTTCGTGCTGACAATCGCCTGCTGGAACGCTTCGTACTGTGCCGCACCGTCGGATACGGTATGGAAAAAGAGCGCTGCGGCACCGGCGGCTGCGCCAATGGCGAGGCCCAGCGGGCTCATAACCAGCGACAGCGCGTCGGTGCGCTCAGCCAGAACCAGAAGAGAGCCGCCGAAGTTCTTCCAGGAACCCTGCGACGCTTCGTGCGCCAGCACCGCGAGCTCACGGCGCGCGCTTGCCGAATTGAGGCTGAAGCTGTGCGCCGCATCCCCGTTCGCCTGAGACGCCTCCTCGACGGCGCGAAGCTTCGCGATAGACGCCGCAGCCGCATCGGCAATGCCAAGTTGCGCAGCCTTCAGCGCGAGCAGCTCGGAGCGAGTCTTGCCGGCGGTGTCCGCAGCGCGCGTGAGCGACGAGACGAACGAATTAATTTCGCGAGCGCTAGCCTTGCTGCCGTTCGTCGCGGCCTCGGCGATGGCTTTCTGAGCGACGGCGACGCGCTGCGCCGCCTGGTCCTGCGTTTGCATGAAGGACTGAGCCGACTTGCGCGCGGAATCCAGCTCGGATCGATAGCCGCTCGCGTCGGCTGTGACCCGGGTTACGCTCTCATTTGCCACTTGTTTTCGCCTTGATCTCAGAGTCGATCGCATCGGCGACAGCTTGCGCCGCCGCCTTCTTTTTCGCCTCGTAGGCTGGCCGCTTGAATGGCTTAGCCGCCGAATGCGAGGTGCCGTATTCCACGAAGCGCAGGTAATACGCGCTTTTCAACCACGTCACGATGTACGACGCGATTTTTCCCGAGACAGATTTCTCTTCGTCATACGCGATCACCAGCGACTTCGCGCCCTCGCCTGTGTCGCGGGGTATCCGAATCTTTTCCTCTGCAAGAAAGATGTTGGCGCCCACGAGCGCAGCCTTGCGCAATGTCGATTCGCTCACGGCCGCATCGAGCGCATCCAGTTGCGCCGTCAGCGCGCCCGGATTGGACGTTTCAAATGCTTTAGCCATTCACGCTCTTGCCGAAGATCGACGCCCGAAGCATTGCCGTCTGTGCCACCGGATCGTCGAGCAGCACTGGTTCCGGCTCAGGCTTCTGTGAAAGTCCATCAAGCCAAGGGATAACGTCACAAGGTCCGAAGGGCTGCGGTCGCTTCTCCGTGTTGCGGTTGACGTTGTAGATCGCCGCGGTGACCGCACCGGCGCGCAGATCGTCCATCTGACTTCCGAACGGCTCGATCTGGTGATACGCCAGCCAATCAGCAAACTCGGCGCTGCTGACTTCCGCCTGGCAGCGCGCGACCGACATGCCTAACTCGCGGGCGAGTCGGAACCAGAAGAGCCGCTCAGGGCGGCTTCGGAGTTTTTTTCGGCATCCTCCGTCGCCTTCGTGCCGATCTTGTTCAGGCGCATTGCCACCGAGACGAGGCGAGTCAGCACTTCGGTGTTTTTCTCACTCAGCTGCTCGACGTCGTTGGTGGTGAAGACTGGCGCGCCCCCGTCGTCGACCACCGTGCTTGCCAACACTAGCGACTGAAATCGCGACGTTGTCTGCGGCTCCGCCAGCGCTTCCATCAGAGCGTCGCGCGCTTTCCCGCCCATGACGGTGATGCGCACTGCGCCGCCCCACTCCGGAACATCGATGTCTTCAGTCTGTAGGTCGCGCGCAGCGAAGATCTGCTCTTTCGTCAGCATCGGTTACGCTCCCGCTGCGACCGTCGTCACCGGACCGGAGATGGTCAGCGTGATGGTCGAGGTGATGACAGCATCGGTGCCGCCCGCGATCGGGAACGACTTGACGAAGCCGTCGAACGTGTCGGCGCTGCCATCGGGATATTCGAGCTTGAATGATTGCAAGCTGGATGCCTTCTGCGCAGCCTTTAGCGCGATCTGTCCTGGATCCGTCATATCCACGTTGACGTCGATCGTGAACGAGCCGTTGTCGATCAGACCCAGGCGTTTTTCCTTCGCCGTCGAGTCCAGATCGGTTACATCGATTTCGCTCGCGCTGCCATCGAAGCCGCTGTATGACTTGACGTTTTTCGTCTTCGTCCAGGTCGGCTGTGCGGCGCCGTCGGCGGCCGTATCGATGTAGAACTTGCTGCCCTGAGCGCTAACTGCGGTGCTGGTCATGGTTTCACTCCTGATACCAGATGGAAAAGTCTTGCTGACTGCCGTATAGCTTCGTGTCGTCTTCGTAGACGCTCACCGGCGCACCAATCGGCACGCCGCGAACAGGCTCGCCAGTCAGCGCAGCACGAACCTGTTGAATGATGGTTGCCGCTTCGCTGCGGCTCGCCGACCAGACTGCCACCTGCATGCGGCTGTTCTGCAGGCTGTCGGCGCCGTCTAACGTCGTTTCATCGACACCGCCGACACTTTGATAAACGATGTACGGCTTCACCGGGCTCGCGGGCGCGACGTCCGGATGCACGCGGCCGCCGGCGAGCGCCTTAAGCGCGCCGTACGTGATGGATTCCGCGCTAGCCATTGTTCGCACCTGTCGTGCATGGCAAATCGACGTATTCGCGTCCCGCGAGATCGGGCAGCGGCGCGCCGATGTTGAACGCGACGCCATCGACGATCGCGCGCATACTGTTGGTGATGTCCGTCCGGTAACGGATGCGGATGCTCGCAGACGTGGTGCCGACATCGGTATCCGACGTGAGCGTTTCCTTGCCGGTGAGCATGCGCACGTTGCACCAGACGGTAGCGACTTCGGCCCACGTGTCGATGGGCTGGCCGAGGTCGTCTTGGCCCTGGCCGCGCTGCTCAATGCGCACGCGCCGATTGAGATCGCCGGCTCGCATCAGACGCCCGGAATAATTCGATGCGGACGCAACAGCGTGCGCGCGTTGAACGGCAATTCAGATATGGTGCCTGGCGCCGAGTTGTCGCGATTTGTGTACATCTCGACAGTCAGTTTCACGATCGCCGCCTTGATCGCGCCGTTCAGGACCATCGGGTTATCGCCAGCCGTGCCGGCGGCAACAGCGGCCGCCATCGCATTATCGGTTTCGAACACCTGGCGATTCAGATAATCGAGAGCAGACTGCGTCGCGCCGTCGAGAGACAACTGAATCATGTCATCATCGACGCCGGGACCCTGCTTGACGGCAGAGATCGCGAGACTGAGGTCGACGAGGGCCATCGCTTATTTCGCAGAGGCGCCGTCGGTTGCCGGGTCAGCCGCGGATGCGTCGCTTGGAGCGACATCGCCTGCAGACGTGCCCGCGTCGTCGGTCTTCATAGCCTTGCTGGCAGTTTTTTCGAGCGCCTTCAACGATCGCGCGCCGTCTTCCAGCTCAGCGGGACATTCGTCGCCAACCGCGTATTCCTTCGGGTAGATCTCACCCTTCGGAACGCCCTTGAAGGGCTTCGTGAACTTCGCCATGCTCTTCTCCCAAAAAATGGGGCGTCACTTGGACGCCCCTAAGCCACACGCTACGGAGATTCTTTCCGGTTACACTGCCGCCGCGATCTTCATCGCACGCATCGGTTCCGGATTCAGCAGGCCGCCGCCCACGCGCTTGGTCGTGTAGAACAACACGTACGGCTTCGCGGTGTACGGGTCGCGCAGCACACGTACGCCGATGCGATCGACGATGAGGTACGTTTGCTGGAAGTCTCCGAACAGGATCGGAGTGGAGTTGGCCGCGACATCCGGCATGTCGGGCACTTCTTTGACCGGGTAGCCTGCAAGCGTGGCCGGCTGGCCCGCGACGTACGACGGCTGCCAGAGATAGTTGCCTTGGCCGTCTTTCAGCTTGCGCACCGAACGCTGCGTGTTTCGGTTCATCGTGAAGCGTGCATTGCCGGTGAAGGCGCTCGGCAGATCGTAGATGAGATCGATGATGCCGTCCGACGTGATGTCGGCCGCCGCACCACTGTTCACAACTTCGATCGCGCCGAACGGATGCGCGGCGGCGTTCGCGGCGCCCGCGACGTACGTCAGGATGCCCGTCGGCTTTTTGCTGCCGTCGCCGGAGACGAAAGCCAAGCCTTCCTGTTTCGCGAATTGCGTCTGAACTTCGCCCGCGAGCCACGTTTCGAGGTTGATCTCGCTGTCGTCGAGAATGCCTTGCGTCGCAGCCGGATTTGCGTAGATCTCGCCCGAGCCGAACGCGAGCGACGCGAACGTGCCGGTGTTGGTCTGCGGGCGTGCATCCGTTTCGCCAACCCAACCGCTTGCAGTGCCGCCCAGGTTGAACAGTTTCGAGAAGCCAGCCTTCGACACCGACTGCACCTGGCACAGTTCGCGCATCGGCGAGATGAGCACGAGCTTATTCGTGATCGTGCGATCCCACTCGATCGGCGTCAGGTAGCCGCCCTGTTCGTCAGCGCCCTTGTTGAGCGCCGCGTTGATGTCGCCCTTCTTCACGTGCGCCTTGAAGGCGTCCGTATATTCGGCATCGCGCAGCTTGGTGCCACCGCCGCCGCCCATTTCGAGAGCGGCCATCTTGACGCTGTGCTCGTCGAGCGCCTTCTGGAATGCGTCGAGATCCGCGCCGATCTTTTCGACTTTCGCGGTGATGTCGGACGCCGGCAGGCCTGCTTTCACGGCGTCGAGCTGCTTCGTGTGCTCGGCCTTGAACTGTTCAAACGCACGGTTGACGCCGTCGACCAGCGCCTTAACGTCGCCGCCGCTATCTGCGCGCACCGTGACAATGCCGCGCGGAACTGCACCAGCCGTACCAGCCAGGGTTGCCGCGAGCGCGGCGATCAGGAGTTTCTTGCTCATGGATTTATCCTTGAAGAGCGTTGATGAGGTTCTGCAGCGAAGCTGCAACGTCGTCGCCAGCGCCCGGCATGGCGTTTTCAGCGGCAGCGCCCGGCGTGCCGTCGAATAGGGCTTTGAGAGCGTCTCGGCGCGCGCCGCGCGAATAGCCGGCGCGTGCCATCGATGCTTCAATCAGCGCGAGCGCCTTTCGGCTCCCGCTCGCGCTCGTATCTTTCGCAACCTGCGCGCTGTCGAGCAGCCCGGTCGCGAATCCGTCGGTTACCGCCTGCTCGGCGCCAATCCACGTTTCCTTGTCCATCAGCGCGGCGGCTTCGGCCTCGCTGATACCCGCGCGCTGCGAGTAGACCTTCGCCATCGCCGCGTCGAACGGCGCCAGCACCTCCGCTGCCTGCGCGATGTCGTGCCGGTTACCGATCGCGACTGTCCAGGCGTTGTGGATCATGAGGAATGCGCCATCGCCCATCAGGATCTCGTCGCCAGCCATCGCGATCACCGACGCTGCCGATGCGGCAAGACCCATCACGTTGACCGTGACTTTCGCCTTGTGCTCCCGCAGCAGGTTGTAAATCGCGACGCCCTCGAAGAAGTCACCGCCCGGCGAGTTCACGTTCACGGTCAGATCACGCGCGCCGATGTTGCGCAGCGCTGCACTGATGCGCTTCGCCGTGATGCCCGTTCCTTCCCAGTTGTCGCCGATCGAGTCGTAAATCGAGATCGACGCAGCGTCGTCGCCGGCCGCCGCGCGAACGCCAGGCTCCCACCGCTCGAGAGCATCAGGACGCACGTCGTATTGCGCAGTGTTAAGCCGGTGATCGGCCCGGATTTCAGGCAGTTTTAGGAGGCTCATCGCCGCTTCCCTTCGGTTGCTGGGTCATTGGGTTGCGCAGCGCATCGGTCTGCGGATCGTCGGATTTCGGCAGGTCGGCGAGCTCGCGCACCTCGTTCTGCGACATCCACGGCGCCTGGCCTCCGGCCCCGAGCGCCTTGGAGAAGAACGACGCCTGATCGTTGAGCGTGCCGCGTAGCAGCGCGCCCTCGTTGAACTTGAACTGCTGCTTGCCAAGCTGGCTGTCGGGGATGAAGCTGCGCGCCGCGGCCTGCTCCCAAGAAACGAACCAGTGCGCAAGGCCATACTGAATAAAGAAGATCGCGAGCTGCTCGATGCCACTACCCCAGCTCGTGTCGTCCATCATCAAGAGCGGTCGCGGCACGCCGTACATGCGCGCCACCTCTTCTATCTGGTGGTTGCGAGTCTCGATCTGCTGAGCGGATACCGCCGTGGCGGTGAACTGCTTCGCCGTGCCGCCTTCTTCGATCAGCATCCAACTGCCCGCGTTTTCTGCGCCGGAGTAGTTGTCAGCGAGCGACTCCTTCATCCGCTTATACGCATTGTCGGAAAGCTCTTTCGGGACCTCGATAGCACCACCCGCCATCACGCCAGTACGAAACGTGCGAGACGCGGCGCGCTCTGCCTGCTCGGCAAGTTCGAGCGCCTCGTGCGACAGTTTCACGCGCGAGATTCCATTGATGCCGTCGAGTGACAGGTCGCGCAAGTGAAAGACATCTCGCGCCGTCAGCGTGATCAGATCGCCGCCCGGCGTCGTGTAGTCGTACACCAATTGCCACGCGCTTGTGAGGCGCGGCTTCGTCGAGCCGCGGTCCATCGGAATCAGCCGAATCGGTCGGTTTCCGGACCAGATGACACGCGCAAACGACTGGCCGTCTAGCAGCGCGCGCAACTGCATCAGGCTCTTGAATTCGATCGGTGTTTGCCAGTCGTTCGGCTTGTACTTGAATAGCCGGTGCGCGGGATCGTCGATTTGCACCTGCTTTTTCTCGTCGCTGCTCTGAAGGTTCAGCGGCAGCATGCCGATCGCTTCGGAAATCAACGTAACGCAGCGCAAAACCGCCATATTCCGCAGCGCGTGCGCCGCGCGCGGATCCCGGCCGTCCAATTCGCCGCGGCGGATGTATTCGAGCAGTCGAGGATCGTCGAGACCAGTGAAAGTCTCGCCGCCCGAAGTGATTTCAGCACGAGGTGCGGCGTTTTCGGGGCGAGTTTGGGCCTCCGGCTGGCTACCCCGCCGGAAGAAATCGAACAAACTCATTCACACCTCAAAGGAATCGGATGCCGCGCGACTCGTACACCGACGGCCCTTGAGCCGGCGGATTGAGCGCCATCAGCGATACCGCATCGAAAATGGCCATCAGCGGGTCAATCTTCCCCGTCCCGCTGGCCTGTTTTGTGATGTTCACAGCGTTGCCGACCGGCACGACGCGGGCATTGCCGACGCACCACGCCATCATTCGCTGACCACCGTGAGTCAGCGTTCCGTCAGGCTTCTCGCCGCCGTCTTCGAGCTTCCGACCGCTCGCCGCGGCGACGCGCCGCTCGGTCGTCTTGATCGCGCCCGAGAGTTTCCAGCCTTGCGATATACCGATGACCTTGTCTTCCGGCACCTTCGCGGCGCCAAGCGCATCAAGCACGCCACCGATCCCCGCCGGATCGGCGCCGACCTTGTCGAGCAACCCCGCCTGATGGATCGCGGCAACGATCTCTGCGACATCCTCGACGTCGTCGCCGATCTGCTCGACCACCGTCAGATCGCCCTCTTTCTCGAAGTCGCGAAGCGTGTCCGCGATCTCTTTGCGGCGTTCGAACACCGACGGATGCGCCCATGCATGCGTCCAGACAAGCCAGTTGCGCGTACCTTTCTCCCGGCCGACCACCGCGAGCCCCAGTAAGTCATCCAGACCGCCGCCGTCGATACCAACGTCGATGACTTCGCAGCGGTCGATCAGTTGCTCGAGCGTTAGGCGCGGCGCAAGCGCTGCGGCCTCCCAGAACTCGGCGCCGGCCCAGCGATCGCTGCGCAGCGCGAGTCCGATTTCGACGTTTGCATGCTTCGCGAGGAAGCCGCGAAACGACTCTTCGCCGGTTTCCCGCGCCTTGCGGAACTCGCGCTCGAGATACGCCTGATCGACAGAAAATCCGAAGTTCGGGTTCACCATCGCGAGGTTTTCGACCTTCAGGTGCTCCTTGCGCTTCACCATTTCAGGCGGGTGCTCGAAGATCACCGGCACGAAGCACGGATCGACGATCTTGCCGTCGCGCACGTCGCGCGCGTAGCGCAGCTTCTGCAGGAACACGCCCGCCGGCGGATCGTTCGACTGCGTGGTCAGGTAGATGATGAAGCCTTCGGGCCGCGAAGCTAGCCCGCCCGTCGCTTCACGCAACATGTCTTCGGCATTCGGCTGCTTGCCGAACAGCCAAAGCTCGTCGATCAGCGTCCCGACGCTTTTCTTGCCACTGACCGTGTTCGCGTCTGCCGCGACGACCTTCAACGCCGCGCCACTGACGCGGTGCGTGATCGTCTTGATGTGCGTCTGCACTTGGAACAGTTCGTCGAGGTCTTCCTCGTGCTTCACCATGTCTCGGCTTGGCGCGAAGCTGTTGTTCGCGACCTCGATCGTCGGAGCCAGAATCGCGTATTCGGCGGACTGGCGCCAATTGAGGATCATTGCGGTCATCATGATCCCGGCGGCCAGCGTCGATTTGCTGTTCTTCTTCGGGATGCACACAAACCACTCGGTGATCAGACGCCGACCACTGTCAGGGTCGTACGCGCCGAAGATCGATGCGACGAGATCGAACACCCACTGCGCGCACGACTCGCCGAACGTCGGGCTGCCGGGCGCATCGACAATCTTGAGCTGCTTGAAAACGTTCAGCGCGATCTCGGCCTGTTCCGGGAAAATCGGCGGCGGAATGATTGAGCGCCCAGACCGCAGCCGCTCGGGCCAGTCCGGACACGCTGTCGACCACTCCATCAGTTAGCCCAAACGTCCTCGCCACCGGCCGAAAGGTAGCCGCGCTTCACGGCGTCGCGCACCTCGGGAAGTTTGGCGCGTAATGCCTGCACGTGGATCGCATCCGGCATCGGCAGACTAAGCGCCGCGATCAGGTTGTCCAGCGTGTCGACTGCACCAGCGATCTCATCCATTGCTATTTCCGGTTGTTGACGACGAGTTTCGGCGTCGCGAGCGACGCGAACTTGTTCGCCGCCTTCTTTGCGGCGTCGCCCTTCGCATCCTTCTTGCCAGTCTCGCCGACCTTGGCGTGCACGAACGGCATCAGCGCTTTGGCAGCGTCGACGCGCAGCTTCGGTTCCGTCCGGCCGTCGTTCATCGCGGCAATCAGGAACGCCTTCGGGTCGGTGAAGCTCGTCATCGCGTACGGATCGAAACCCGGCGGCGGCGATCGATCGGCGGACGATTTTTCCGCCGGCGCGGGCTTCGATTCCTTCTGAATCCGGTTCGCGGCCAAGTACAAGGCGACGTCGGGGTCTTTAACAAGGCGCGACCCGGCGGCCGACGCTGTCGCGGCGCTGTAACCTGCGGCGATTGCCGCGTCCTTATTGGCTTTGCCGGCCAAAACAGCGTCGGCGAAAAGCCTCTTTTTCGCTGTTAAAGCCATTAACAAAAACTCCAAAGGGGAAAAAATTCTGCGCGTGCGGGAACGGTCGGTCTAGGCCGTCGATAGGCCCGGACTTTCGCCACCCCCACCCTTTAGGTTGGGCCTATGTTGCAAAAACGCAACGTTTGTTGCCGATACGTTGCATTTTCACAACACGTGATGAGAGCCTCGCTCGGCGCGCGCTTTCTCGCCGTCGTGATGCGGCTTGCACAAGGTCTGCACGTTCGACGGGTCAAGGCGGCGCCGCTCGTCGCCTTCGTGCGCCACGATGTGATCGCCAATCGATCCAAGCGGCTCGGCCAAGCCGCGCGCGGCGCATGAAAGCACGACATCGGCCGGCGACCTGCCGAGCATGCCAAGATCACGCAGGCAGTACACGCAATGCGGATGCGCGGCGAGGTGCTTGGCGCGCAGCTTCTGCCAGGCGTAGTCATAGCCTCGCGCTGCGCTACTGGTCTTGCCAGTGCGCCACGAGACGGCCTCCGCAACGACGACACGGCTCGGCAGTGACTGCAACCGAGTCGGCAACGTGCGAAGGCGTGCCATCAAGCAGCGGCAGCGGCCGGATATGCAGCGGCGAGCGCTGCGTTGGTCGCGGCCTGAATGGCTTCGACGGACAGCGACGCATCGATCGCCTTCAGCGCAAGCGCGAGTTGCACTGCAGTGTTCACGTTGTTGCCGGTCGTTGCCGGCGTCGTTGCGGGTGCTGCGGCGGGAGTGCTCATGTTCGATCCTGTGAGTACTTGTGCGAGTTGCGCGGAAATGAGGTGCTTCTCGATGGCCGCAAGCAGTTCCGACGCGTCGGCTTTGACAGCCAATTCGACGCGCGTCTCGACTGCTCGCGCTTCCTGCTCGACTGCTTTCGCCTCCATCTTGAACCATGAGGCGATCTTCTGAATGATGGCTTTGAGGTTCATGACGTAGGCGTAGAATCGTTGCGCCGGGACGGCCGGCGACACAAAGGAGAATCCGATGGCAAAGAACGAAAAGTCCTCGAAGGAAATGGCTTCGCTTGCTGGTAAGGTGCTGCAACAGAAAGGCGCTACAAAAGCGGCCAAGCAGTTGGCTGGCTCTGTGCTGACTCAGGCGCCGGACAAGAAGCCGCCGCCGAAGAAGACCAAGTAAACGAAAAAGCCCGCGAGGCTTTCACCTGGCGGGCTTCTTTGGGCGCACCACGCGCCCGACGCCGTCAAGATACCAAAATAATTTCCGAACGGCAAGCACTTATTGTGGACTTGCGATCGTCGGCAAAGCCGCGATGACATGAGCAGCGAGACTCATCACGAACTCAGCCATACCGTCATGGTGAGGGACTGAAGTCGGCCCGAAGAACCACTCGAAATTTCCGCCTTCCGACAGGGTTGCCCGATTTTGCTGGTTGAACAGTATCGACCAGACCTGCTTTGCCTGAATCTCACCTCGCGCGTCCTCGACAACGGTCCAGAAGGTGATCCGGCCGAAGGGTTGTGAATCTCTGATCACGAGATCCGGGATTCCCTTCACGTCCCCATATGGCGTATTAAACAATAGTTCGCCCCCGTCCAAAGCGTCTGCGTTCAGTGAGAACGATACTGGATTTTCAGCAAGGTTTCCGGCAAATGCTTGAGCCAACGCGAGCAGGAACTGCCCTTTCGCCTGCCTCAAACGAACGACATTCTCGGTGAATCCTTGGGCGGCCCATATCTGGCTGTCTGGAAGTTTCGGCATAATTTTTCTCCGTGCGTGGGACACTCAGTTTCTTGCACGTGGTTCGAAAACACAACGGCTTTTTACGCCAGTTCAGACTCGGCCTTGATCAGCGCGCGACGCCGCAGCTCTGGCAGCAGTGCGAATTTAGCCTCTTGATAGATGACGTGATTTTCGGCGATGTCTATTCTGCGCGGCACATGCCAAACGGATACACCGCACTCGGCATTGAGCTGCGCCTCGCGTGCGGCAGCTCGTTGCGGCTCAAGCTTGCACTGCATGTGAATCTGAATTTGGGCACGCTGCTGCCAAGGCAACGTGTCAACACTCAAATCCACCTGCTCAGCCGTCTTTTTGCGCGCCTTTCGCTCCGCCGCATCGGTGCGCTCTTCAATGGTTGAATGGCGGTCATTCTCCGCAAAGCCGCGGCAAGTTGGGTCTACACGACCCATACCCAGATCTGGGAAGTAACCAAGCTGCCATCGATACCAAGCGGTCAACAATTCTTCGATTTGGTTGCTTTCGTCGAGCGTCATCGTCTTCTTCTCCAAATACGCGCAGCAGCGCTTGCCGTGGCGTTCGCCAATTGCGCAAAGCACGCACACACCGCCTGCAATACGCAATCTGTCTTTGTTCTCGCAGCCGAGAAACAAGCCTGAGATGCACTCCGCAGGGTCCGAATTTTCACTGCGCAGCCGCGCGGTCACATAACCACCGTGAAGTTAATGCCCCAGTGCACGAACCACTGCACGAGCTGGTTGCGCAAGTCGTCATTGCGCGGAAACGGATATTCGACTTGCAGGCGATCGCCGACAGGGCCGAGTTGGCCGACGAGCGGGCAGCCATCGAACTCGACCATCTTCGCCTTGGTCACGTCGTCGATGTGCTGCCGGCTCGACGCGATCAGGTTGTCCGGGACGTCGGCGTATTGGATGTAGGCGTATGCGCTCACACGAGTCTCCTTACGCGAGGCTTTTCAGCAGCGCTTGCAGCTGACGCAGCTTGTCGAGGTTTGCGTTGCTTTCAGCGTTCCCTTGCTCGATCGTAAGCGCCGCCGTCTCGATGTCCGATGCCAGCACGACCACACTGGTCGCCAGCGACCGCGCGCGCTCGGCCAGACTCGCAAGAATGTCGATCGGCGATTTCGCCGACGCGCTGGTGATGCCTTTCGGCTCAATCTTCGTTTCCGTCGCCACGTGCAATACCTCCCGTTCCCTGATTTCCACTCGCTGATACAAGCCTGTTTGACGCTCGCGAATCAGACCGGCATCCTTCAGGCGCACGAGGCATCCATCGAGAACCGCGACATCGGGCGAGCTCTTTGTGACGCGCCGCAGGTGTGACGCGATCTCGCTGCGCGACCACGCGTCCTGAATCGGCACCATCTCGAGCACCTTTTTCGCAATCGCCGACTGAGAGTTCAAAGCGGACTGATATTTTGCTGGCGTCATACGATTTCCCTCACGTCCCATTCGAGATCACCACTGGCGAGAAACGGCGCCAAGGTGTTTCGGTTGTCATCCACGTATGCATGCGCTCGGCATACGCCCTCTTCAATCCACGCCAGATCGCCGGGGATGAAACCGCCGCGGTGATGCTCCGGCACCCACGCATCAACCCAGACGCGCGCCGGTCCGCTGCCGCGCTCATCAATGGCGATTCGATAGACGGTGGTCTCAATCTTTTTCGTCTTCTCGAAGCGAACGAACTCGCCGCGACCATTTTTCCGTTTGTAGAACCCCGTCCCATCGGGAATGATCACCCACAGCCTCAAGCTGCCTCCTGCATCGTCGAACCCATCTTGCGAGCGCGCCGCGGCGCCCAACGCTCGAGCGCGTTGTCGAACTTCGCGCACTTCAGCTCGTATGGCGCGCCGCTGTTGTCGTACCAGTCGTGACACCGAGCGCAACCCGGCACCGTGAATTCATGGTCGGCCTTCCGCGCGCCAGCCTTGCCGTGCTTCGACTGATTCGAATGGCAGTCGACGACGGTCGGGTCGGCCCAGTCGGTCCACGGGCAAAGCACGTTCAGGTAGCAGGGTTCGTCGCGGCACGCCGCGAGATACTTCGCGCCCTCGGCGACCGTCACGCTCTTGCGTCGCGTCTTGAGCGCCGCCTTGCGCATCTGCGTTTTCGTGTGAAACGTCGTCTTGAACGCCGTCGACGGTTCCGGTCGCTTAAAGCCCGTGCGCGCGAGCGGCGTCTTCTGCTGCATGCGTGCCGAGCGCTTCATCCTGCCTCCGGCAGACAGCGCATTTCGACAGACGCGCCATTTGCAGCGAGTACTGACCGCCTACCTTCGCGCCAGAAGTGAAACGCCAGTTCGTGCAACGATGGCGCGATCGCCGCGGAGTCGAATTCACCGTCGAACCACGTGTCGAATTCTTCACGCTCGCTCACGCGGCCGCCCTCCCGACCAACACCATTGCGTGCATTGCGGTGAACAGAACGTCGAGCGTGCTTGTCCGCGTCGCGAGCCGCGCCTTTTTCGCCAGATGCCTCGGGTTCGGCCGATAATCCGCCAGACGCGGGAAAGGTTTTCCAGTGAGCTGGAACGACGACCGATATTTGGACTCGCTTCGTTTGACGTGTCCGCTTTCCCTCAATGCCTGGAGCTTCTTTTTGACGCTGTCGTATGGGAAGCCAGTACCCTCGATGATGGTGGCGCTGGTCGATCCCGGATTGAGCATCAGGAACTCACATATCTGGCGCTGCTGCGCGCTCATTACCCGCTGACGCATTACTTGATCTCCTTCACGGTGATTCCGTGCTTGTCGAGCATCTGCTTGCGCTTCTGGATGTATGCCCGGTTCTTTCGCGTCACCTCTGACTTGACGTCCTCCACGACCAGCTTGCCGTCGCGCATGTACGTGAAGTCGGCGACGTACTTGGAAGCGCGCTCCCACGTTCCGTCGTCGCGCTGCCGGCGCTCGGTCAACACGAACGGCACTTGCAACCGCAGATCGCTGATCAAGCCGGCCGCCTGTTGCTGCACGAGATGGAACCAATGTGACCGTTCGCGCTGGCTGTCGAATTTGATGCCGTCGTGCTCGCAACGTGTGTTGCGGTACTTCGGAGCTTTCTTCGGCGCCGTCAAGTTCGGCAAAACGGTGTACGTCGACGACGCCGGGGAAAACGGATCCGTCGGATCATCGAGCGCTGCCGTCTGCGGCGGGTTGCCGGTCAGTTCGTAGATGCGCCGTTGCGCCGTCGTCATGGTCGGTCGGGAGTCGTCGCGCACGCGCGCGGTGCCCACTGTCGTCGTGCCGGCCGGGACGACCATCGGCCAGGGTGCTCGCTTTCTCATGGCTGACCACCATCGGCGGCCTTCATGAAGACCAGCCAGTGCGTTAGCCCTTTGCGCCCGCTCAAGTGGCCGAACAGCGGGCGCACGCCGGTCAGCGCCAGAACCTCGCCGACCTTGACCTGCGTTTCGTTCCACTTGAAAACAAGCACGCCGTCCAGCGCTAGCACGCGAAAGCACTCGGCGAATCCGCGGCGCAGATCGTCGCGCCAATCATCCCCAAGCTTTCCGTATTTCGCAGCCAGCCAGCTCTTCGGCCCAGCGCGCACCAAGTGCGGCGGATCGAATGACACCAGCTTGAAAGTGCCGTCTTGATAGGGTAGCGCGCGAAAGTCCAGCATCACGTCAGGCTCGATGCTCAGGGTTCGCACGCCATTCTCGTTACCGTGCGATCGGTCAGTGACGGTCAGCGTCTCGCTTCGGCGGTCACCAAAGACCACGTCCGGATGCTGACGGTCGAGCCACATCATTCGGCTGCCGCAGCAGGCGTCCAAAACTTTCTTTTCAACCGCTGTTTTGCGTCCGATGCTCACGCGGCCTCCGCTTGCGCGACCTTCTCGCGCGGGATGTCGTTGAAGTAGGCGTACAGCTGGTCGTATCGCTCTTCGCTCTCTCGCCCGACCGTGCGCAGCATGTCCTCCATCCACTCGCCCGGCCCTGCCGCCTTGAACACCCGAACCTTGAAGTGCATGAACGTCTCGCCGTCCTGTTGCTTGATGCGGTGTTGGGCGCCGCACGCCGCGATGCCGGTCGAGCTTTTCCACCAGTCGGCAGCCACGCCAGCCGAACTGGCCGCCGGCGAATCGCCTTTGACAGGGAACAAGCCGGTCCAGCCGCGCAGCACCGCTTCCTCGATAACCGCCTTGGCCTCGTGTCCGAGATCGCGCAACTTCGTCAGACGGCGGATCGACACGATCGCGGCGCCGCGCGTCCAAGGCGCATCCTTGGCTTTCGCCTCACGATGCTCGCACCACATGTCCCAATCCTCGAACGACAACCACTCTGGCAGGTCCATGCTCTGAATTTCGACATGCAACGCAACTCGCGGCGCACGCCGCGCAGGTTGACGGTTCTCTGACGGTTCTCTTGATGGTTCTTTACGGTTAGACGGCATCTGGTGCGGGGGTGTGGTGCACGGCGTGCGGGGGTGTGGTGCATCTGGTGCGGGGGTAGCGGCACCTGCTGCACCGGTGCATTTCGTGCGGGGGTGTATATCCTGCTGGGGTGCATAAGATGCGGGGGTTACCGTGTAGCTGGTATGGCGTCCGTTGTTCCGGTTAGCCGTCACGATGCCGGCCTGCTCGAGCCACTTGATGGCGTTTTGCACAGCGCGCTCAGACGCGCAGCAGCGCTTGCTGATCGTCGGAATCGACGGCCAGCACACGCCGCTGTCGTTGGCGTTGTCCGCGAGCGAGATAAGCACGACCTTTTGCACAGGCGACATGCCCTGCAGCGGCCAGCACGCGGCCGAGATCATTGTGCTCACGCATTGACCTCGATCGACAGACCCACCGTTTCATTCAGCACGCCGGTCGCCGCGCACTTCTGCTCGCCGCGGACCTGCAGCGTTTCGTCGTCGAGCAGCTCGCGCACGCGACCGCACACGCTGGACAGGCGAAGGTTCGTGCGGTCGGCGATTTCCTGCCGCGTGAGTGTCAGGTGCTCGCTGTAGAACAGGTTGGTGATCATCTGCTTCTGCGTGCAGCGTTTCGTGCCGGTCACCGAGTCATAGCCAGCCAGTTGCGTGTGTGTGGAGCGCATCAGGACACCTTGCGGAGTTCGGGTTGGGTGGTCTCGCCAGTCTTCGAAATCGCCGATTCAACGACTCGCAGCGTGCGTTGCTTCACACGGATGTCATCGACCAGGCTGCCGTGAAGGCGAGGCAACTCGCCGGGGTCGACGCCGTCGAGTAAGGCGGCCGCGTCGGCTTCGGTGCGGTGGTTGGCGTGCATGACGGTCTGCACGAGGTCGTGAACGTCGAGCTGCGCATTGATGTCGTTGTGCCGAGCGCGCGCCGCGCAATCGATCTCCGCGAGGATTTCATTCAGAAGATCGACGCGCCGCTCGATAGGGAGTGCGGCCAGAATCGAGTTCTCAAAGTTCGCCGGCATCAGGTTGTTGTCTTTGGACTCGTCGTCCAGCCAGCGCCAGATGCGATCGGCGTGGTTCTTCTGCGTGGTGTAGACGTCCGCGCTGCGTTCGAAAACGATCACGCCGGAAAGGTGGCCGCCGATGCGCTCGTGCGCCGCGACGATCTCCGCCGCGGCCGTTTCGCGACTCCAGCTTTGCGACTTGCGCCACGCTGCGACGTGGTCGCGGATGATTTGGATTCTGGACTTGTGCGAACTGTCTCGCATGCTCTGGCACTCTTTGTTGGCTACAGTGTCATCGTGCGATTAGTACTGCTTATCCGCCGCACAGACCTCTGGGGAAGGAAATGAAAACAACTCTGTTTGACATCTACGCTACGGGAACCACATCGAAGGATCGCGCCTCGGTCACTTCGCTTTTGCTGCTAGCGGCGCTGCAGCCGCTTTCAGTGCCTCAAACTGCTTCGTCAGTTCATCGCGAGCAGTGTCGTATTCGCCCGGATGGCGCGCGCCGCGCACGGCAATCGCGCACAGCGCATCGCGGATCTGCTTCTGTTCGGTTGCTGTAAGCGCCATGCTAAGCAGCCCTCTCGGCAATCGCGTTGGTCAGGAAGATGTCGGGCCGAGCGAGCCGGACACCTGCGGGAATACCCCGCACCTTCCAGTTTTGGACGCGCTGGGTGCCGCCGTCTGGATCGAATCCGAGCAACTTGGCGAGTTTGGCGGGACCGCCGAGGCTCTCAATCAGCCGGCGGTCGGCATCGACAGTGAAGGTGGCGGGGTTCATGGGTTGCAATTAAACACCACGTTTAGTTTTAACGCAAGCAGTTCAAACACCTTGTTGAACAACAAAACGTTTACTTCAGCGACCATTGCGCGCATGCACGCGACAATGGAACGGTTATATGAAGCCGCCCGTCTCCTCCACCAAATAGAGGGGCCGGCGAAGCTCGCCAATTTTTTAAACATTTCGGAGCAACTGGTTAATAACTGGCAACGCCGCGGCATCTCGAAAGGAGGGATGCTTGAGGCGCAAAAGAAGATTGGTTGCAGTGCCACATGGCTAGAAACCGGCGAGCCGCCGATGATGGCCGCGAGTGTCGCGGCACCCCATCATGTCCGCACCGAGTCTGATTCGCCGAAGAGCGACCGAAAGAAAGCAGTAATCAAACCGCAGACTGAATCAGGCCGCGATACACTGCCTGCCGGGGAAACTTCCGTGCACCGTCTGCGCAGGGCTCTCAGCGATAAGGAAGTGTCGCCGCCCGAGCTGGCGTCCGTTGCGGGTATTGGCGTTGAAACGGCAGCACTCTGGCTCGGCGGTATTGGCCCCGATATTTCAATGGTTCAAGCCGTCGCGATACAGAATACCTATGGCGTGAATTCGGTGTGGCTGCTTAAGGGCAAGGGAGAGCCCGGCGTGGCCGTACGGTACGCGGATGCGTTCGACCCGATCACGAATCTTAAATGGCAAGGCGTGCCAGTGGTGGGGTTTGCTCAATTGGGCGATAACGGACATTTTGTTGACATCGATTACCCCGTCGGTTATGGCGAGGGATTCGTTGCCGCACCGACAGAGGACAAAGACGCGTATGCTCTACGCTGCGTCGGCGACTCAATGCGCCCACGAATTAAGGACAGGGAATTCGTGGTTGTTGAGCCAAACCATATGATCGAGCCAGGCGACGAGGTTCTAGTCAAATCAAAAGATGGTCGAGTAATGGTGAAGGAGTTTCTTTACGAGCGCGCAGGCAGGGTTCACCTCATCTCTGTTAATGAAACGCACGCACCGATCGCGATCGACAAAGACAATATCGAGAAGATGCACTACGTGGGCTGGATCGCGAAGCCGTCCGCGTGGAGACCAGGCTAAAAATTTCTGTCCTCGTGGGAAAGCACTACGAGACCACTGATTCGGGGAAGTTATGCGCGTTGACTCAAATTTGGGCGGAACTCCCGCGACTCAGACCGCGCGCGAGCGAGGCGGCCACTATGCCGGTGGTCCCGGTTCTTCCCACAACAGCGATCATCCACCAGCGCGCGCGCCTAGGACCACTGTGGCAGGCGAATCCGCCTGGACGCGCGCCGCGCCAGCACTCGACGAACTCCATGCAAAGTTCGGTAGTGCACATTGGCGACAACCCGGCTCAAGTTTCGCCTTGAAGATCCGATAAACCAATATATATACTGTGTGATATAGTGCCTGGCCTCTCATACGTCGAAGTTGTCGACCGCGACCTTGATCTGATTGAGGCTTCGTCGCCGCAGGATGCAGACGACATTCGGGCATTTTTGCAGCATCTGGAAGAGTCGGAAGAATTGTTAGATCGGCTATCGAGTTGGCACTACGAGCATACGCACGCGGATCCGCAGTTCGATTGCAAGGCTATTCGTTCGTTGCAGGAACGCGGGTACAACGTGTACCGCATGAAAGCTCTGAGATTGGAGTGGTCTCGACGTTACTATCGGATCATCTATGCGTACGACGTCGAGTATGACGATTTCATCGTGCTAGCAATCGTTCAACGCTTGACTGATTGCACGCCGGCGAACCAAAGAGAACACAGCTACGACTATGAACGTAATCATCCAACAACACGACGAATCTGCGACGAGTACGAACGGCTCGGCCTTCCTGTTCGGCATTGACGCGCGCGATGTGGGCGCGCAGATTGAGACGTCACCGGCCCTTGAAGTCGCCCCTGCCGCGGAAATGAAGACCCTGCGTCCGAGGCGACCGGGCACCAACTCGCTGTCTGAGACGATCGGCCGGCGCGAACACACGGACCCGGGATTCGCACGACGGATGCATGCAGCTCGAATTCGAGTCGGATCACAGATATATGCTGATCAACCGGACTCGCTTGCGGCGCTTCGACTCGCGCGAGGTCTCTCGCAGTCTTCGCTCGCGGTGACTTTAGGTACAAGTCAGTCCCATGTGGCAAAGATCGAGACGGGAAAGGTAAAGATTCAGTTCCTGACTGCAACGCTGCTCGCCGATGCGCTCCGTGTAAGTCTGGACCAACTAAGGCCGCTTATCGAGAACGCACTGGCGGCGCCAATGGCTCAGGGCAAATGAACAGACACGCCTATTCAATATTTTGCGATGACATCCGCTTCGAGCAAGGCGGGAAGACATCGTTTATGGGAATCTATAACAGCGATTTAATCGTTCCGCACAATCCTTTTGTTATTCCAAAACTATCGATTATCACGTCCGTGGTAACGCCAATTGAGCGGCCGTTTTTGGACCTAACTGTTCAAGTACTGCAAAATGGCGTAGTCATTCAGGAACAGATCATGCCGGACAACGCAGGTGTTGCTCTCGCGGAGCAGATAGTTGCAAACAACCAGAGTGACGAGCCGTATATAGCGTATTCCATCGGTGTTTTCATCGCGCTTACGTCTTTTGTGATCGGCAGCAACTCAACACTTAAAGTAATCGCCAGATCAGAAGGCGAAGAAATTAACGCTGGACGCTTGAACGTGCGGGTCGCCAAGCATGGCGAGCGGCCGCCGGGGTTATAGTTCAAGAATTACGGTAGCCAAGCCCGCCTCACGCGGGCTTTTTTTCGCCCAATAAAGAGCCATAGGCACAGCTGCGGCTCAAACACAGGTATTCGCCTGCATCAATCGCCACATAAATCGCTCATGCAAGAGAGCGGCGGCGACCGAGGTCAGCACGGTGAAGTTCTGGTCCGTGAACCTAGCTGCGCTTGCGCCAACCGATCTCTGAAGCCGGCGCACATCTCGTCAAGCGGGATGTGAATTCCCCAGAATAAACAAAACGTTTGACTCGCATATAAACATAGTGTTTAATTCATCTCATGCACTCACCGAACTACCGGGAGACTTTGAGATGGATGTCCAACAGCAACTGCTCGCCGAACTACGGTCTGCTCATCAGATCATCCGCAACGCGCTAAACCTGACGACCGCTGACCAGAAGCCCGCATGGGCGAAGGCCAATGAGCGAGACGGCGTGATCGGCGAAGGGACCATTCGCGCTAACGAGCGCCCCGATGTGATCGCTAAGGCGACGGGTGCGGCATGAACCGCGCTGCCTGCGATAACGATCTTCTCGCCGCCTGCGATCACGTGCACGGCCGCGTCCTGAAGGCGTGCGGGATGATTCTCGCCTACGGTTCCGCAATCGGTTGCGTGTGGTTTCTGTGCGCCGCCTACCGTGCGGGGGGTACTGTCGTGGCCGATCTGAAATTTTTCCTGCGCGTCGTCGCTGCTTTCGTCGCGATCGTCCTGATCCTTGGTATCGCCCAGGAATGGGACGACGCTGAGACCGAACACGTCCGCGTTTCAATGCGCAACACGTAATCCCGTAAAGGCTCACCAATGAATACCTTTCCCGTGATTTTAGTACTCCTGTTCATGGCAATGACCGTTGGCATGTTCGCGGGATTCATTCTCGGAAGCCTTTGCACCACCGCAAAGCTCGCGGATGAGGCCGAGCCGGTGTTCGAACACGAATGCGACGCGCCCTATCCGCGCGTCGGCGAATAGCTGGCACTGCGAGACCTCTGACATGGCCTGTACCGACACCACGGTTCTCCTGCTCATTGGCGCCGTCATCCTCGCGGCCGCGTCGGGAGTGCTGCTCGGCCTTCTTCATCTGCGCAACCGAAAGGATTGATATGCCTGCGCCGATCTTCATCACCGATGCCATGGTCGCTCGCGAGTTTCGCCTGCAGCGCTGCCCCGGCTCCGCCGTTGATGCGATCACCAACCCGGTCGTGCGGCGCTGCCTGGAAATGGGGGCTCGCGTGCGCGCCGCTCGTGAATCCACGAACGATTCCAGTAACCACCGCGACGCGAAATTGCGCGCGGCCAACGATCTCGACTGACCATGGCTCGCTGTCACGTCCGCTGCCGTCACTGCGCAACCCGCCGCTGCTTGCGGCGCAACCCGCGCTACTACGCCCGCCTGCCGGCCTGCACTGTCTGCGGCAAGCGCAACTATCGCGTCGATCGCTGGATGAACCGGCGCGACACCGGCAAAACGCGGTGCGACTGCGCCGGCTACTGGTTCCCCCACCGCCGCGGCTCGCTGTTCTGCTGGAACCGCGCTGACGGTAGCGGCCGTTATCCCGGCGACGCGGATTTCGCCGATCGCAACTATGACGGCCTTGCGGCCTGAGCGAGCAACCATGGCCTCCGTATCCCAGCTTGCCGGCATGCTGCCCCGCGACCCGAAATTCCGCGAGTGGCTTTCATCCGCGACGCAAGTCGAGCAACTGACCGCCGACGAAGCCGCGGAAGTTATCCGCACCGTGTGTCAGATCGACAGCCGCCGAGACCTCGCCACCGATAGGGCAGCGGCAGAGCGTTTTCACAACCTCTTGCGCCGCCCGTTCGCCGAATGGCGCGCAAAGCAGCACCAACCTCACCTTTAATGGAGAAGCAGATGTCCCTCTTTGCATCGCTGTACCCACTCGCGAAACGCACGACGCTCACGCTACTGATCACCGCCGAAGGCGACCAGCTGCGCGTGAACGTCACACCGCGCGCCAACGACGACACGAAGGGCGAAAAGCCGCTCTACCCGCTCTCGATCCTCGCCACGCCAGAAGAACTCGACCGCGATTTCGCTGAAGCGGTTTCGATCTACGAGCCGAGCACGCTCTCGGTGCTCGACCAGGCGCGCGCCGCGAGCGCTGCGAACGGCACCGTCGATGCGGTAACGAAGGCATTGCCCGCGCCGGCGGCCGCTGCCAAGGGCAAAGGTACCCGCAAACGGGCCGCAGAGCAGCCGGCATCGACGGATAACGAAGACGAGGGCGGCGGCGCTGGCGATACGCCGCCGGCCGACCCACGTCAAACGCAAATCCCCGGCATCGATCCCCACGCCGAGCCCGCCACCGCCGAAACGCCTGCAGTAGTCGCCGAGCAGGATTCCAGCAACGCGCAGCCCGCCGCCGAGGATGACGGCGTCGACCTGCTTTAAGGGGCACGCGATGAAAACCGAAACGCTCGCTCGCGAATTCCGCTACAACGGCGCCAAGCTCACGGATCCGTCGCCGACATTTTCGCTTCAGCAGGTTCGCGACTTCTATGGCAACACCTATCCGGAGATCGTCAACGCCGAGATCGAAGGGCCGGAAGTCGTCGGCAACAAGAACGTTTTCACGTTCCGCCGCGCCGTCGGCACCAAGGGCGCAACCGATGAACTGATCAGCGTGCGCCAGAAAATCGGCCGGGTCCTGCAAAACTGCCGGCGGCTGCCGCCGTCGATCGTCACCTATCTCGTCGAGGTTGAACGATTCGCGGGCGCGCATGTTTGCCCGCTGCTCGACGAAGAAGTCAGCTTCATCGACGCGCTCTACGCGCGCTACGTCGTGCAGGCCCGCGTAATGGAGACGGCATCGTGACGCTCGACGATCTCCGCGCCGAGCTGGAACGCGGGCCGCTCATCCAATCCGGCGAGCACCGGATCGACGTGCTGGCCGCCGACGACCAGCTCGCGCGTCGCCTGTGCACCCTCGCATCCCGCCGCACCGCCGGCGTGCGCCTGCAACTGCCAGTTTCCAATATGCCGGTGCTGCCATGAGTTTCGCGCCGATTGCCCTGCCCTCGCTCACCGATATTCCGGGCGTGTACACCATCAGCTCGGGCGAGTCGTTCGCGTATCCGCTCGTCAAATCGTTGCTCGATTCGGGCGTGATTGAGGCCGAAGATGTGGCGCGTCGCCCGCGCTCGGAACTCGCGCTTGCGACGGCCGCGCTCACCCGACGCTGGAATCGGATCACCGACGGCATGCAGCTGTTCGACTGGAATCTGAAGCTCGAACAGGCGCTCGACGGGTACTCGCACGACTCGTTCAAGCAGACGGATCAGGTGTGGGCAATGGTGCAAACCACGCACGGCCCGGTCTCGTGCCGGCAGGTCAGCATCGGCGGCGCAATCAACGCGCTCGAACAGGTGCGCGAGGGGCTAGGCCAGACGGTGCTTGCGGCGCTCTACGACGCGTGCGACATGCTGCCCACCATCTGCACGCCCGCTCACGCCTTTGGCCTTGCCCAATACACCTACTGGTATGGCGAGTCCGACGAGTCTTTCGCGATTGAGGAAGCAATGAGCCTGCACGACTGCCAGTCCCGCGAGGAATTGATCGAGACGTTCGACTTCTTCACGCAAGACAAGTTTTTCCGCGACATGCCGAAGTGGGCAGCATCGCCGAAGCGCGTTCTTACGCGCGCCAAGGTCAAGCGCGCCGCAGCTCTCGATGAATTCGCCGCCGAAGTGGTCGCCGCGATGGACACCGTTTGGAACATTGCGCGCTTCTATGGGCCGTTCGCGGACGTCGGAACCGGCGGTGCCGGGCTCGACGCCATCGACCTCGCCCTCGTTGTGCGTTGGACGGAAGACGATGTTGTCGGCCGCGTGGTTGACGATTTCCTGCAATACATAGCCGACGGCGAATTCCTCGGCGCGGCGTCCGCAACGCCGCTTGCGATCGTCGGCGGCGACATTGCGACATGGCTCAAGCAGATGGAAGCAACCGCCCTTCTGGCAAAGGCCGTCGAGCACCTTCTCAACATACTTGGCCGCGAAGAATACCAGGCCAAGACACTGGTGCGGGTGTTCGCATGAAATCCGTCGTGATCAACCAGGACAACGACGTGGAACTGCAGCTCGACAGCGCGCTGCTGTTCTACCGCTCCGAGAGCAGCCAGCACGTGTACGCGACGCAGCACGCCGCCCGAGTCGTCGACGGCCGGCCGACACTTCTGCCCGGCGTGCCGATCACGCTCGATCAATTGGCCGAGATCGCCGAGATCGCCGCCCGCAAAACCAGCTATCGCGGTTTCGTGCATGAGCGCGTCGTCTATTTCGCGCCGAACATGCTCGCCTGGTGGATTCCCGCGTGCACTCGCCGCGTGTGGTTCAAGTCCGCCGACAAGATTGGCGAACGCGCCGGCGACGCCAAGCACCCGCCGCTCGTGTTCATCGTCAATCGTGACAGCTGGTCGATTTTCGCAATGCGCGAAAACGCGCGGCCGGGCCCGACCACGAAGCTCTACACCGCGCCTTATTACAACGTTTGGGATAACGGCGAGATCTGCGTCGGCAACGTCGCGACTCCTGATGCCGTCAATACGGCCAGCATCAAGCCCTTCGAGGATGCATTTTTTCGCAGCCGTTTCACCCACCCGAATCACGAACGACTTATCCACAGGCGCGGCGGCGCTGAACGTCTGTGGCTCGACCTGCTCGACGGCGCCGAATTCCCCCTTGACCGCCTGATCGACACGAAGCGAACCCTCGCCGACGTCATTGGCAACCTCACCACTCTGGACTAACGCCATGGAAAAGCTACTCGCCCTGTTTCAAGACGCAACGCAGGCAGGCCTGCGCGACATCGCAACCGCACTCGACCAGTTTTCGAAAGGCGTCGCCGACGAGATCGCTCGCGCCAAACCGCGCGCGATCGCCGCGGCCGAGGATGACGAAGCGCTCCCGCTCGACGTCGCACTGTTCGATAGCGCGCCGACCGTGGCAGTCCCGAAACATGCCCAGTTCGCGCCGTTGCTCGAGGTCGGCCACCGTTTCCTGATGACAGCCGAAGGCGTGTTCGTCGAGGTGCGCCGGCCGTGGCTCCATGTAATCCAGCAGTTGGCGAAGCACAACGAGACAGGCCCGCGCCCGCCGTATGGCCTGATCATGCCGAAGATCGAGCTTGCGTTCGGCCGGCTCGGCGTCGCGCTGCCGTTCGTGCAAGCGTTTGCGGAAGAAGCGCAAAGCGCCCTGCCCAACGAGCATGCCGCGTGGATCGTGTGGGACCAAGACAAAAAAGAATTGGCCTACAAGGCGCTGCACGTCTCGACCACTTCGCCCGGCGCAATTACCTTCGAGCGTCCAGAGCTGCAGCCGCATGAATCGCTCGCGATCGACTTGCACAGCCACGGCGCTGGGCCCGCATTCTTCAGCGCGCAGGACGATGCCGACGACGCCGGCGAAGTGAAGATTTCGGCGGTACTCGGCGGCCTCGGCGATGGCGCAACGCCGAGCGTTGCCTTCCGTCTCTGCGTGCTCGGCATGGTCATTCCGCTGAAAGTGCCGGCGTCCGCCGTGTTCAAGGTTCCGGAGCCGGCATGACCCACATCACGCCCGCGCACTTCCTCGATCGGCGCGTGAATATGGCGCTGATCGGCTGCGGCGGTAACGGCTCGCAGATGCTGACAGGCCTCGCGCGACTCAACCACGCATTGACCGCGCTCGGACACCCCGGCTTGCACGTCACCGCATTTGACGGCGATACGGTCAGCGAGGCGAACATCGGCCGCCAGATGTTCAGCCCCGCCGACGTTGGCATGCATAAGAGCGTCGTGCTGGTTCACCGGCTCAACGCATTCTTCGGCCTCGACTGGCACGCGCGACCGATCCACGCCGGGCCGTCCGAACTCGTGAACATTGGCGCCGGCATTGCGATTCTGTGTGTCGACAGCGCAGCTGCTCGAGCAAAGCTTGCGACCACGATTGCGCGGACCGCGACGTACGTAATGGATCTCGGCAATCGCGCCAGCGACGGGCAAGTGATATTCGGTGCCGCACGGTCGCCGACGCAGGAAGGAAGCGTGCCGCTGCGCTGGCCGTACGACGTTCTGCCGGAACTGATCGACACAACGGTGCCGGAAGACGACACGCCCAGTTGCGGCCTCGCCGAAGCGCTCGAGCGCCAAGAGTTGTTTATCAATCAGGCGATCGTGACGCCGGCGCTCGGGATCCTGTGGGAGTTTTTCCGGCATGGCCGCATCAGCTGGTGCGGCGCGTTCGTCAACCTGAAAACCGGGCACGTGCGCCCGCTATCTGTGGATAAGTCATGAGCTTCGATTACATCAACTCCTATTACAACGTCAACGCGAAGCGCGGCCAGCGCGTCACGGCGTATGGAAAAGCCGGCGTCATCACGGGCGCCGATGGCCAGTACTTGCGAATTCGACTCGACGGTCAAAAGCACTCGGACAACTATCACCCTACCGACGGAATCGACTACGCGCCAGCGGCCACCGGGAGCGCGTCATGACCTATCCGCGATTTTTCTGGATCGGCGAACCGTCCGAAGTGTTCGTTGCCGAGTCGTTTGAGCAGCTGGTGGCCGACGAAGGCCAGTGCGGATCCGGACTTGAGCGCTTCGAGAGCGGCGTACCAGTCGACGACTTCGGCGACCCGATTGAGTGGGGCGAGATCAATGGAAATAGCCGCCTGACGATTCGAGATTGCGACGATGACGAACGTCTGAAAGGGACGCTCACCGGATCGATGCACGACATGTATGCGTGGCTCGACGGCGGCCGATACAACATGCCGGTCATGCTCTTTACGCAATACGCCTAACGATGCCGCTCGATCTCATTGGCGGCCAGCACGCCGGCCCGCTATTCGAGATAAGCGGACTGACGGTGTATTGCGACAACACGAGGGTAATCACCTGCGTGATGTGACCGATGTCACGGCGTGGCTTGACGTCAAATCCTTTCGCCGTCGTTGCATCGGAGCCCTCTGGATAGAAAAAGATGTGCCAACCCGGCTTGTAAGCATGATGTTCCGGGAGCCGCTTATTCACCTCGACGATGAACTCTTCCGGGGAAATAACTTGCTTCGCCATAGCGGCCTCCGTCGTGGCTCGGATAAATCCTAGTATGCCGGCGATCGCACAACGAATAATCGAAACAACGCGCGTGATGCAAGTCGCATTAAACGTTGCCTTGATCGATCTCGGATTGGCCGATGGCAAAGCCGTGATCGAATGCCTCAGCCTGCGAATCAGCACGCCATTGCCCAGCGATCTTTTTCATGGCATTGGCCGACTCGCCAACGTAGATGTGAATGGGCCACTTGTCCGAACCGATTTCGTAGCCAGTAACGACCTCAATGCGTCGCCCTTTGTAAATGTCGTATTGAACGTTTCGAATACCCGCTTCGGTTTGAATTCTCGCCATGATGGTCGCCGTGGTTATTACGAAGGAATACTAGCATGAAGGAACGCCCAATCCTTTTCAGCGGCGCAATGGTGCGCGCGCTGCCGCGCAAGACGCAGACGCGGCGCGTGGTGAAAGGCTTCGCGCTCGATCTACCGAAGCCTGGTAACTTCACGCCCGAATACGTCGCACTGCCCGAAAACGGAAATAGTCCGTATGGGTATGCGGATGACCGGCTTTGGGTGCGCGAAACGTTTTTCGCCTATGGTCGCTGGAAGACCCGCTTCAGCGAAAAGAAGGGCCGCGACGAGTGGCATTTCATAGACATGACGCTCGAATGCGATCGCGCTTATCAGTACGCGGCCGACGATCCGGACATTCCAGTCACCACATCGCGTCACGGAGGCGTAACGCCGGCATGGTGGAAGCGGCCAGCGATCCACATGCCGCGCGCCGCCTCGCGCATCATGCTCGAAGTGACCGGCGTGCGCGTCGAGCGGCTGCAGGACATCAGCGAAGCAGACGCTATCGCTGAGGGCGTCCATGCCGGCTCATGGGAATACGACAACGGCGAAGGCACCGAGACCGCGCGCGAGTCATTTCAATGCCTGTGGGACAGCCTCAACGCCGCGCGCGGCTACGGCTGGGATGCGAACCCTTGGGTGTGGGTTGTTGAGCTTAAAAAGGTAGACCTGTCATGACAAATTATGTGGCCTCGTCATCAAAACGCCTGATAGACGCCAACACCGGCAATCACAGCTCCGCCGACGAGTGCAACCAACGACGCACCGGAGCAGAAGAACATCGCCTGCAACATGAACGCACCAATTTTCGAGTCGCCGTTAAAGGCGCGCCGAGAGGCTTCAACGCGGAAAAAGAAGGACAGCGGTCCACAAGCTGCGCCGACCAGAAAAAGACACATCGCGAACAACGCATATTGCTTATAGCAGGTCCATCCGGTCGACTTTACCAAAGCCTGTGTAAAGCCAAGCATCGCGACCATCGCGCCGCTATTCAAAAGAATGAGCGCCTTCACCATCTCCTTGCTGGTATCGCGAATCTCCTCTCGTATGCGATCTTCAATCGCGTGCGCGCGGTCCTGGGCCCGAAGGTTGTCATCTCGCCAATTAGTGTCCCGCATCGTAACCCCTTCCTTATTTTTTGCAAATCCTAGCATGATCGCAGCAGCACAACGAATTCTGGAAACCACGCGCTAATACGGGGGTGTGATATGGACATCACTAAGGGCAAGCGCGTAAGCGCGACCGAGGCAGCCGAAATCCTCGGCGTGCCGCGCTACGCAATAAGCCGAATCGACCGCACTGGCGAGATCATCCAGCGGTACAAGATCGGCCACAAAACACACGTCTACGAACTCGAATCGCTCTACAAATTTCTCGCATTATGCCAATCGAAACCATTACAAAGGCCGGCCGCCGCCGCTACCGCTGGACGTTTGAACGCGTCATCGAAGACACTCGCGTTCGAAAAGCCAAGCTTCTCCCTGCGGGCATTTCTGCCAAGCAAGCGGACGAGTTAGGGCGAAAGTGGGACGCGGAGACGTACGCGTTTTACACGGGCGTTACCAAAGCGATTGTCACGATCGGTGACTGTGTTTTGGCTCACGTGACTGACAAGAGCGCCGGCTGGAAGGATGGCAGAAAACGGATGCTCATTCTGGAGAAGTGGGGCCCGGAATTTGCCGACCAAGACGCGAACGACTTGCATGCGTGGTCTCTTCGTTTCATCGGCTACATGCGTAGTAATGTGGATCATCAGGGGGCGCCGAAGCGACCGCTTTCGGATGCCGCTATTCGGAACGTGCTTGCCTATCTCCGGGCGGCGATCAAGTACGCGCACAAGATCGGCCGGCTTGATGTCGATCAGACCGCTCGTATGGTAATTCCGTCGGTCAACAACGAGCGGCATCACTACCCTCAGAGGAAGGAGATGCTTGAGATTGCGCGAGCGTGCAAACATCGCGAGGTCCGAGCTGCTATCCGGATAGCGTTCTACTCGGGGATGCGCCGTGGCGAGATACTGAGGGCCAAAGTATCACGGCAGGGGTACTCCCTTGACGACACGAAGAATGGGCGCCCGCGCATCATTCCGATCCACCCGCGTGTGGCGGTATTGGCGCGGCGAGTGCGCTTCACTTTGACGGTAAAGCAGTTCGAGGAGGCGTGGAAGCGCGCGCGCGCGGCGGCCGGCTATCCCAACACGAAGTTTCACGATCTACGGCACGGCGCCGCGTCCGAGATGATCAACGCCGGCATTGACCTTTTCACAGTTGGAGGCGTGCTCGGGCATAAGTCGGTCGTGTCGACGAAACGCTATTCGCATCTGGTCACAGAACGACTTGCTGCTGCCGTCGGCAAGATTGGGCAGAAAAGGAAGGAGCCGGAGATTCCGCTTTAAGGCAGAAAAACCCACACCCCTAGGGGCGGGCGATCGACGTGAATTTTGGCGAAACCACTGCCGGAATTGCTGGTGCCGGGGACCGGACTCGAACCGGCAAGCCGTGAAGCGGCGGATTTTAAGTCCGCTATGTTTACCAATTTCATCACCCCGGCAGGGTGCGATCGCGTGGACGCGAATTCTACCATTGCCGGGC